TCTTGGCGTCAGCCTCTTGTGATAGCTTCAAAGCCTCATGGAAAGGCAAGAGTAATAGATGCGGCTCAGCCTTTAAATAATCTTCGCCACTGCCTCTATGCCATTGAATAGGCGTGGTCTTTGGACAATACTCATCCATTGTTTTACAAGCGGCAAAGGTTTGAACCCTGCCGTCTGTTGGGTCGTAAAAGGTAGGAGTTGTATCAAGTGGGATGTTCATTAAGTACAAAGTGATAGGTGTTCATTAGTAACAATAGATATACCATTGATATACTACCAATATACTTAACACTTATTAATAACTGGATCAGCCGCCCCTTACCCTTTGCTTCTGTTGTGCGGCTAATCAACAACAGACAGTCCTCAAATATTCACCGGTGGCGATCCACTTATTAACCACAGTTGCAGACGTTCTAGAATGGCATGCCCCCGTCAAACCAAAAAAAGGCAAGGTTGGTGGGGGGTAGGATCTCCCGCTGTCTATACGTACACCCCCTCACATTTTTGTGGCAAAAAAGTGGGTTAAGGATCAGGGGTGAGCCAATGGTATATGGGGGTACTTCTTCATATGTGGAGAAAAGGGAAAAAGTACGTTAGGTTTTGTGTGTTAACCGACCAAGATCCCCATTGTTGAGTAGAGTGGTTAACAAGAGGAGGCCTCCTGTGGTGGGTGGGCCTCCTTATTATTGATATAGTGGAGTTATGGCAAAGAAAACTACTACAGATGTATTGAGTGAGCTGCATGAAGGCTTGGCTCATTTATTTTTAGAGAGATTAAATGAAGGGAGTATGGGGACAGCGGAATTAAATATTTTAAGGCAGTTTCTGAAGGATAATCAGATTAGTTCCCAGCCAGTAGAAGGAAGTGAATTTGGAGAATTAGCTAAGGCTTTACCAGATATAGAGAATGTAGTGTCATTGAAGAAACGTAGAGCGTAATGAAGAAGAAATGGCAGAAGTTACCACTTCCTTATAGTGATGACTTCCGATATTTCCTTGTATTGGTATGGAGGCACCTGCAATTACCAGATCCAACACCTATACAGTTGGACATTGCAGAATATATGCAGGATGGTCCTAAAAGAAGAATAATCGAGGCTTTTCGTGGTGTAGGAAAGAGCTGGATGGCAGCGGCTTATGTCCTATGGCTATTAAGGAACGACCCACAAAAGAAAATAATGGTGGTGTCGGCATCAAAGACGAGGGCTGATGACTTTGCACAGTTCTGTTTAAGACTGATCCGAGAGATGGAGTTGTTGAAGTGCCTCGATCCTGACCGTGACGAACAGAGAAGTGCGAGTAATAGGTTTGATGTCCGTCCTTCGATCCCTGACCAAAGCCCGTCGGTAAAATCTGTCGGGATTTTTGGCCAGTTAACCGGTTCCAGAGCGGATTTGATATTGGCTGATGACGTGGAAGTTCCAAATACAGCGTGGACAGTGGGGATGAGAGAAAAACTTTTGTCATCTGTTGGTGAATTCAATGCAATTCTTAAGCCAGGCGGGGAAATTATGTTCCTTGGTACGCCTCAAACAGAAGAAAGTATCTATAACAAACTTAGATTACGTGGATATGAATGTCGAATCTGGCCTTCACGTTATCCCACGAACCCTGAACGATATGGTGATGCGTTAGCTCCTGTTATTGCTGGAGAAGTTACACATAGAAAAGGTGATCCAACTGATCCAGATCGTTTCTCTGAATTAGATTTGGTCGAAAGAGAAGCTAGTTATGGTCGTTCTCAATTCAACTTACAGTTCCAACTTGATACCACTCTCTCTGATTTAGAAAGATTCCCTTTGCGACTAAATGATTTAGTTGTAATGGAATTAAAGGATCATGCACCTGAGAAAATTGTATGGTCGTCAGGAGCCGAATATAGAATTAGTGACTTGCCTGCGGTGGGGTTCAGCGGAGATTACTACCACAGACCAGCGTTTTTGCATGGCGATTGGTTGGAGTTTCAAGGATGCGTCATGCACATTGACCCCAGTGGCAAAGGTGCAGACGAAACAGCTTATGCAATTGTCGCCCACCTCAACGGGAACTTATTTGTTTTGGAGGTCGGTTCTTTCAGGGAAGGCTACACGGAAACTGTTTTAGAAGGTTTAGCTCAAGCTGCTAAAAGACAGAAGGTGAAGTTAATTCTCCTTGAAGATCAGTTCGGACAAGGGATGTTAGCTAGTCTTTTGCAACCATATCTTCGTAAGATTTATCCTTGTACGATTGAACCAACAAGAAGCAATATCCAGAAGGAAAGAAGGATTATTAATGCACTTGAGCCTGTATTAAATCAACATAGATTGATAATGAATAGGTCGGTAATAGAAGTAGATTCCAAAGCTAGAGAAAATGATCCTGTTGAAAAAGCCTTGGCCTATCAGTTGTTTCACCAGTTAACTCATATCACTGTTGATAAAAATTGTTTGCAACATGATGACAGATTAGACGCATTAGCAGGTGCAGTTGAATATTGGAACGAATCTCTTGCTATAGATGAGGACAGAGCAATTAAAGAACGTGAATCAGAACTTTGGGATCTTGAATTGGCTGCTTACAAAGGCGAAATTGAAGGCGCGCTTGACGCCAAAATCCTTGGCATCCCCCTCGACCAACTCCAAAAAACTGGAAGGACAGGAAAAGGATGGTTCTCCCTTGCAGGAAGACACTAATCCTAGATATTTCGTAGTTCGTTTACCTGGAGCTTTCACTACGTATGGTGATGAAGCTGGATATCAAACTGTTGTCTTAGCTAGAACAGCTAATGAAGCATTTGAAACTGCATGTGAATGCAATTCATGGGAGCTTCTACCATTTGAAGTAGAGAATGTTCATGTCTTTCCTAAAGAAGTAAGGCTTTAACCACGCCAACTTCTAGGTTTCATTGTTGCTACTTGTTTCTCCAGTGCATTTACACGGTGAAATAATTCTCTAATATCACGTTCTTTCCTAGAACTGTTATTACCAATAGCCATAACAACTGTGGTCGCTGCTACGCCAATTAGAGCTGCCCAAAGTTCATTCATGCTAGAGGAACCCAATTACCATCTTTATAAATAAAGTCCTTACTACCATTACTTTCAACATCTCCTTGCTTCCAAGTTCCATAATATCCACCAGGACCAAGTGATCTATTGGAATATGAACCTGTGTACTTACCTGCAACTTGAAAGTCTAATTGATCTCTTGCTGAGATTTTATTGACAGGTGGAAGCCCTTGTAATTCTCTTTCGTAATTGTGAATTTCAAGCTCTCTATTGCCTTTGCTAGGAATAGTATTTCCTCCGCCAGCAGGAATCTTCAGATTAGTATCTTCCCTTGCTCCTCCTAGGCCATCTCTTCCACACATAAGGCTTTCTGTATTTCTTCTAGTTTAACGCTAATGTTGTATTGTGTTTCAACAAATTTATGGCAGACAACCAACCAGCATCTCCCTCGCAAAAAGTAGAGGAGAAGAAAAAAGGAGTAATGAATAAGCTCCAAGAGATGACTCCTGATAAGGAGGAGCAGATTGCATTAGTCGGAGTAGCAGTCAGATTAGGAATTGTCGTTTGGAGTGGATTTTGCTTGACTTTGGCGTACATAGATTTACCAGGATTCCCTAAGCAGACCTTTGATCCGACCTTTATAGCTTCGATATTTACTAGTACCCTAACGACATTTGGTGTACAGGCGGCATCTAAGAAGGGTAACGGTGGTGTATCTAAGGAGGATGTAGAGAAAATGGTGAAGACAAGTGCAGCCGAGCAGGTCATTCGCATTCAAACGCCTGTGAAGATACAATCACCTGATGGTGGAGAGATCACTCAGATTATCGAAGCTCCTCAAACCCCACCTAAAGACGCATGAAGAAATTACTTTTACTGCTGATTTTCGCAGTCCCACTTCCCGTTAGAGCTGATATCACTCATGCTATAACGACTTCAACTCAGCTCACAGTTAATGCCGCTGCAACACAAGCGCAGAGGATTGGCTCAAGCTTCTCAGCAGCAGGATCGAACATTGACACCACTGATGGAACAACTGCGAACACCGTCTCGGCAGGGACAATTACGAGTGGCATTTATTCGCCTGGAGCGATTGCTGCAACGCAAGATAACCCAGGAGCCGCCTTCTCGTATTCCCAGTCCTATACTCAAGGGGATGCTGTACCTACTTCCGCACCGAGTGTGGGTGCGGTAGGTAATTTCAGTAATGTAACTTCTACCGCTGCTGGAGCAAAAGATACATTAGCGGGTACGATTACTAGCCAAGGTGTTATAACACTAACGGCAGGTGGGGCTGGTACTTCAGCAATTGGTAGCGTAGAGAGTGCTTTAACTATTAAGTGATGAAGCGGCTTTTGCCACTGTTATTACTTATAAGTTCCCCTGCTTATAGTGTTCCCGTAGTTCCAAATTTCACTAGCGGGAGTATGACTTCCACTACAAGAACTACGTCAGTGGTATCGGAAAGTATTGTGTCTCATGATTACAATACAGGCCATGAATATACGCTTGGGGGTTCAAATCTAACGGTAAGTGGATCAACAATTTCTCCAGATAGTACCAATGTAACAGGAACCATTAATGGAACATCACACACATGGACTGGCTTAGATCTAAATTCAAGGCCAAACGTCACGATTACAAATGGCGGTCAGCCATTTCAATTCGCAGAGACGTATCGTGGGCCTGGCCTTTCCAACGTGACTACCATCAATCGAACAACAAATATAGAGTCCGTCACAGAAACTACCTCGGTCTTCTCGCAGTAGCTCTTTTATATGGAGGGAGTGCTGTGGCGCAGACAAGTTCCACAGCAGCTCCCGTAGCTAACAGTAGTGGAAGTGTGACCAATATGGGAATACAAAATCTACCAGGGAATAGTGTTACGAATCATTACGGAGGTAATATTATTTGCCAAGGCCCAATGTTAACTATCTCTCCATTTGTCACTGATTCACATACATATAGTACGCCTAGAGAATATTGGTACGATAACCCAAGTTACAATGATGATGGGACGTTAAGCCACCATGTTGCTACACGTACAGGACAAAAAGATAATTTCGCTTTGAATCTAGGAGTCTCTGCTAACTTTTCAATTCCATTAGACAATTCACTTCAAAGAAGATGTAAATCTGCTGTAGATAAACAACTTGCTTTACAACAAGAATTAGTAAATTTTAAAAGATTAGACTTCGAGATTACAAGGCTTAAGAACTGTGGTGAGCTTATGCTTAAGGGCATAGAATTTACAGTTGATTCTCCCTATCGGAATATATGTAAGGACGTAATTGTAAAGGCAAAAAGAGGACAAGTGTTACCTCACCGACACACACTTAAACCTTTAGAGGTGGTAGTCCCTTCTTCTGACGATAAGCGTTAGCTCTTTTTTCTGATGCAGTTAATGCTCTAACAGGCTTACCAAGTTTCTTTTTAATCTTATTAATTATTTGTTTGACTATTGGCTTGACCACACGTAAGAGGAGAGGGGTGGCAAGAGCGGCAGAAGTGGCAATAAGAGTAATACCAGTAGTAGAAACAACTTGAGGAGCAGTTGGTATTGCATTAATAACTTGTTGCTGCATTGTTAGTTTCTTGTATTGCGTAACGCAGCGATTCCCTATTAGTTGATATCCAATTATTTCTTTCCTGCCATCTTCGATTTTAGTGCCAATCTCCGCTGCTCCAGGTGGCGGGCAATCCTCGATTTCCTTGGTGGGAGGTGTGTCCGCTGCTGGGATGGGTGGTTGTGGATATCTTTGTTCCTCGCTCTTCGGTGGATATACAAGTTCTTCTGGCGTGTAATCCATTGCGTTGTAGCTTGGATACTCCGCTTGGCATAAGACAACATTTCCTTTTGGATCGTTAGTTACAAGTGCGCTATTTTCCCTGTTATCTCTTCGTGCCTGAACACATCCAGGCATTTCGATAATGGGGAAGCCTAGTTGAACTGTTACAGGTGCTGGAATCTGTAATGATTGAGGTGGTGTTATTTGCCACGTCCGAATAACAGTTTGTTGTATTGGATCAATCCCTATTTTGGGAATTGACATTAAAACTTAGGTAAATTTAGTCCTTTAGATGGTGCAACAGTTGGTAGTGCTGGACTAGATAGACTTGGAAGTTTTATTGATTTTGTTACTTGCTGGACAGCTTTGTCCATTAAGGCATCTTTGTTTCCTTGGAACCAGAAGAAGCCATACGCCCCGCCACCAACAATAGCTAGGACACCGACGCCACTAGCTATTGCAATTCCATCAATAATTTTTCTCATAAAAGAGGAGAAACTTAGTAAATGATAGCGTTTTTGCTAATATTTAAACACCTAGACCCTTCTTGCAACTACAACGGCCCTTTGAGGAGGACACCCAGAGTAAATGAAGATTAGGTCGGGCAAGCAAACCCAATTCTTTTCATTTATCTAGGTCATTTTGTATGGCTAACTTTACAGCTTCGAGGCTGGGTTATGTAAATAACACCGGTACTGCGAACTACGCTAATCTTAACGAATTATTTCTGAAAGTCTTCTCAGGAGAAGTACTTACAGCCTTTCGTAAAGCTACTGTATTCGAGCAATTGCATACAGTTAGAACAATTGCATCAGGAAAATCAGCCCAATTTCCAATAATTGGACTCAGTTCAACTGCCTATCATACTCCAGGCACCCAGTTGACAGGTAATGCAATCAAACATGCGGAAGCCACTATTAACATAGATGATAAACTTGTCTCTAACGTGTTCATTGCGGACATAGACGAGGCCAAGAATCACTATGATGTAAGATCTCAGTACTCAACTGAGATGGGTAACGCATTAGCTTATACATTTGACCAGAATGTAGCGGCTATGGTTGCACAAGCAGCACGTACTGCA